ATTGAGATGCAAATACTTGCACACTACCATTCCATATTATTGACCCGGTTACACCTTGATTAGTTAATACCGCTCTATATTCGCCGGCAACAATAGCACCACTAATACTTGCAGTGAATGCTAATATATTTTCGTATGGAGTGAATGATATACCACTCATACTTGCTGTATATGTATTTAGACCCATCATATCTGTCAGGCTCATAGTATATGCATTACTACCTGTGTTCTGTGTTCTGATGGTCCATTCGTTAGATTGTGATATGAAATAGCTCAGCATTATCTTGCATTTATATAATTAAAAACAGGACTTTTCTACAAAATAGTTAAAACAAAAAAACCCCACTCAATTAAGAGTAGGGTTTGTTTATTTACTTTTGCAAGACAAATTATGAGTTTGTTCCGTATACTATTGTTGGTAATCCACTTCCGCTTAATGCAGCGAATGGATTTGAATTAGTTGAGCCGCTGATAAATGCTGCTGGTAATTGCTCCTGACCTTGGAAAGTAATTGAGTATCCGTAAAGGTCACCCAATGCTGCCCCGGTTTGTAGAGTACCCGCAGTTACATCTGCACCTTCTCTTTCACCAACTAATAATGCATCTCCATTCATAGTCCAGATAACTATCTTTGGACGTGAATATGCCATCAATTTCATTTGAGTGGTCATTTCATTCGTCAACTTCTTCAAGTTTAATACTAATTCTTGTGAGAAGAATGTAGTACCATTATCTCTTGAAGTGTTTACAGTCTCTGTATACGCTGAATTTCCTTTCAACTCATAATAATATACTGTGCTCCCTGAAGGGAATGCGGTTACTTCACCGCTACCGTTTTTAGTGAAAGAACCTGTGTTGTAGTTTAAGAAGTAGACACCTTGGACGCCACCTATACTATCTTTACATACTTCGTTTCTTCCAGCTGATAAATTACAAGCCATATTATTATGTTTTAATTTTGTTAGTTAATTGAGATTAGTAAGCGCCGTAGTAAACGATGTCTTGTCCAACACCGAACTGAACACCTGCTGTGTATCTCATAATCACTCTGTAATTTTGAGAACCATCAAGGTTAGCCATATCTAACACTCTTACTTCATTTGTATCAGATAATAAACCTGTACCGAAGAATAAGTTAGATTTTTGTGCTGCAACGATTTTGTCATCGCCCATACCAGGACATAATACTAAATCGATACCGTTGAAGTTATATGGTTTTTCACCAATAACAAATGAGTTTTGATAACCATTAGCACCAATGTTAGTTACTGTTTGACCTGCAACACCTGCAGAAATACCTGAAGTTGCAACTTGATAAGCTTTAGCAACTTTAGTTCCTACATACATAACTAAATCTTGCTTACCGTAAACAGTAGTTGGGATAGTATCCACAACAGAAGATAATTTAGATAATACGTTTGCTGATGTGATAGACCCAGAGATGATAGCAGAACCACTACCAGTCAATCTTGCAGGTAATACATCTGTTGTACCTGCTGTTGCTACTGAAGCAGATAAGATTTTTTGGAAACCATCGAATTGTCCGTTAGTTGCACCATTACCTTGCCAAATTGATTCTTCAACTGCCTGTGCTACGTTTCCTGCTACATAAGATACCAAGAAATCATTGAAGCTTCTAGGAATTTCATCGAATGCAGAGAAACCTAATTGTAATGCGTTCCATGAGTCTACGAACTCTTGCTTACATAATTGTAAGTTTACTTGGAACTCATCAGGAGTAAGTATTCTTTCAGCGATAGATGCAGAAGATGCTGGTGTGAAATCACAAGAAGCATCTTGAATAAGGTTTGATAAAGAAAGTCTTTGGATTACGCTCTTAAACTTTACGTTTGGCATAATCGTTACTAACTTCTTATCAAGGGTGTTTGCAGATAACAATGCTGCTGCAATATAACCACTAGCTGCCTCACCTGCGTAAGTAGCTGGTGCAGTCAATTGTGGCATTGCTGTTTCACCTGCGAATTTGTGTAAGTTTTTCATTTTAAATCCTTTTAAATAAGTTATTAATTTGTTTAATTATATAATTTTGATAAGAAAGAAGTTTGATAGTTTTCTACTTTTTTACCATAATTTTTTCTATTTTGTTCTGTTGCGAATTTCAATGGATTGTCTTCGATTGGAGCACCATCTAATTTTGGAAGTTCTTCTTCTGCCATCTTTTCTTCTGCTGGCATTTTATCTACTACTTCCTCTTTTACTTTCTCCATGTCCATCATTTTCTTTTCCATCTCTTCGATTCTGTAAGCCATCTCTTCCATTTTCTTTTTCAAATCACCAAGATTGATTTCGATTTCATCATCTTCTGATTCTACTTCATTTTCACCTAATGGTTCGCCATCGGTTTCTGGCATATCTTCTGTAGCCTCTTCGGTTACTTCTGCCATCATTGTACCTTCTTTAACTTGTCCTTTTAGGTCAGGCATTACATTTTCTTTATCTTCGTTTCCAACAGCTGGGATTGGTTCTGCTTTTACTTTTTCAGCATCTGCCAATTCTACGTTTTCTCTTTCTACGATTACACCATCTTTGGTCATAACTTTGATAAGATTTTCATTACCGCTCTCGTCTTTCAACATTAATTCATGTTCTCCATCAGGAGCAGGAGATTTAGTACCATCTTCTGATACTATTTCTAATTTTTCACCTACGTCAAATGTTGGTGATTCTACGATAGTTCCATCAGCTAATTTAGCATATGTTAATGCTACTTCTTCTGCTGAAAGGAATTCAACTATCTTGCTTAATACTTTCTTTGCGTTCATATTAATTTTGATTTATATTATTAAAAACAATGTTTCTTAAATTTATAGTAATTTTATGTTGTTTATGTTCTATAATCGAAATATCTTACAGGTCTAAATGTTAATCCAGGTCCAGGCGTACTTGGCCCACAGCATCTAAATCCATATCCCCAATTATTTAGATATGGAGATGGTGTATTTGTTCTAAAATCAACAAAAGCTGAATTTGTATTAGAACCAAATTGAGTAGTTGATGTCCAATATAAAGTTTCTTCAATTGCCGAATTAGAACCAAATGGAACTAATAATAATGCATTGTTTGGAAGCACTGCCAATAAATCATTTTGTGTAGGTAATACCCAATCACTTTGTCCACTACCGGTGTATTCATTACAAAACTTAGCTGGATATGCATTTGCATCAATATTAAGTATAGCTGCTGTATTAACTGACCCACTCAATAATGAAGTACCTAAATTTGGATTATAAATTCCATTATTTCCCCATGCATAACTACCACTAATAGCTTCGTTTGCAACAATTATTCCATATTGATTTGGATAACTACCTGTTACATAACCTACACTACCACCACCAAATTGTTGACCTACTGATACAAGTCTACCAACTGATTGTCCTGTTTGATTAAATCCAAATGGTTGTATTAACATATTATGCGTTTATCATAGTCTTAACAGATGCTAAATAAATTTTATTAGAAGCAAATGAAGTTAAAGTTAATATATCAGTTCCTGCTGCGTTAGTAGGAACATAGAATGATGCAGATGGTTGATATACATTTGTTGAGAATGATGCAGTTGAAAGAGTTCCAACTGTATTTATTTCTATTAATGCTGTTTGACCTGCTTGAACATTTTGTACATTTATACGAGTGTTTGCTGATGCAGGTAATGTAAGTGTAAAGAAATTTCCTTTACTTAAATCTATTGAAGCAGTTGATGAAACAATACTTGCAGAGATTACATTAGAATACACAGACCCAGTCAATGTAAATGAACCACTAAATGAGTTACTTCCAGTTGTTGCGTATGAGCCTGTTTTTGAATTTAAATTAGTTAAACTAACTTCTGTACTTGCTGTGAATGTATTCAATCCAGTTTGAGATGCTGTATAAGCATTGAATGATGATGTGTTTAACTTTGTATCTATGTTAGCCTGTAATACTGATGCTGATTGGTCTAATTCACCTTGCGTTGCATATCCACCACTTAATGATGATGATAAATTTAGTAATTGCACCAATGATGCAGTCACACTTGCATTAATAGTATTCTGTGATTGGGTATATGAATTTAAATTACTTATAGATGTATTAACACTTGCTGATGTAGTTTCTAAATTATTTAATCGTACATTTGTCGATGCAGTATACGAATTCATAATTGTTACATAAGCATCAAATGAAGATGTATTCAATTTAGAATTATCAGAACTAAATGTTAGAGTTGCAATAGGTCCTCCTACATTTGATACCAATGATGCTGAAAAGAATGTACCAGGTCCAACTAAATTTATTCTTGTTGATGTTCCTAATACTACACCATTTGACTGTATTTGTACTATCGAACTTGTATATGATTGAAAGGATGCAGTCTGTACACCTAAT